GTTAAGTGGTTTGGTAAAAAAATAATATTTTCAGCTTGACAAGATAAATATATTTGTTATACTAATGCAGTGCGTTAGTATATCTAGGCACATTACATTAAGGCAATTTTATTAAGGAGAAAACTATTATGGCAACATCATTGGCTGAAATTAGAGCAAAGCTACAAGCACAAGAAAACCGCGGTCAAGGCGGTACACAACAAGGCGGCGACAACGCCATCTATCCACATTGGAACATAGCAGAAGGTTCCAGCACAAGAATCAGATTCCTCCCAGACGGTAACGCAAAGAACGATTTCTTTTGGGTCGAGCGTTTAATGATTCGTTTACCATTTGCAGGTGTTAAAGGACAAGCAGACAGCAAGCCTGTTATTGTTCAAGTACCTTGCGTAGAAATGTATGGTGAACAATGTCCAATCTTAGGCGAAGTACGTGGATGGTTTAAAGATCCAAGTTTAGAAGATATGGGTCGTAAGTATTGGAAGAAGAAATCATACTTGTTCCAAGGCTTTGTGCGAGAAAATGCTCTTGCTGATGACAAACAACCTGACAATCCAATTCGCAGGTTTGTTATTAGTCCGCAAATCTTTAACTTGATTAAAGCGGCACTTATGGATCCAGAATTAGAAAACTTACCTACTGATTACACAGCAGGTTTGGATTTCACAATCACAAAAACCAGTAAAGGTGGATACGCAGACTACAGCACTAGTAAGTGGAGTAGACGTGAATCAGCACTTACAGCAGACGAGCAAGGTGCTATTGACACAAACGGACTGTACAACCTTACTGACTTCTTGCCAAAGCAACCTGGCGAAGTTGAACTTAAAGTAATTAAAGAAATGTTCGAAGCCAGTGTTGACGGTCAAGCATACGACCCAGATCGTTGGGGACAGTATTACAGACCAGCAGGCATGATGGTAACATCAACTTCATCAACTGACAGCGACGACTCACCTTCTGTAGCACAACCTGCACCTAGTGCGCAGACTGCTACACCCGCTCCAGTTGTTGAGGATGATACAGCAGAAGCAGAAGCACCAGTAGTAGCACCAGCTAGTTCGTCAAGCCAACGTGCTGAAGATATACTAGCAAAAATTAGAAGTCGTTCCCAATCATAACTAAGGAACTTGTGTCAAAATGTTATCTCAGATAGATAACATTCTTTTCCCGGACCGTTGTGAGGTGCTTGAAGTAGCCCCACAACGGTTTGTTTTTCCTATATACAAAAACGGATCAACAAGTTTACATAAGTCTGGGTTTAGAACGTTAACAGTAGAAGAAATTGAACAACTTAAAGTTGTTGAAGTATTTGTTCGCGACCCGATTGAACGTTTTGTATCTGGCGCACAAAAATTCATGGACGAAATGTTGTTGCAGGGATGTGAACTAGAAACAACTGCACACTACATAAACAATTACTTGTTTCTTAATAATCATTACGCTCCACAGTTTTTCTGGTTAATGAACTTGCAAAGATTTACGCAGGCAAAAATAAAAATTAATCATTTAAATAATTTAAGCGAAATTACTAAGTGGCACGAAAACAGGTCAACAGACAAAGATCCACTTATAGACCCAAATAATGAAAAGGTACAATTTTATTTTAAACTTGATCAAGTCCTAGTAGGCGAGCTACTTGGAAAAACTGTGCCATTTAAAATGATTGTACAAACAATAAAACATAGATTTCCAGCAACATATAAAGAAGTAATTCAAAGATCAATCGACCTATGCAATGTCCTCGTTTAGATCATTTTGTTAGATTTAATCCTGGCGGAACAGTAAGCCGTTGTGGACATATGATTGCGCCACCACAGTTTCGCAGTCTTGATGAACTAGATCAAAGTGATTGGCTCGGCAATATACGCAAGCAAGAATGGCCCGCAGAGTGTTTACGCTGTTATGACACCGAGCGTGTTAACGGTAAAAGCATAAGACACAACGCAATAGAATTTGACGCTAAACAGACTAACAAAAATTATCTTATAGTAGGTGGTATACTAGACAATGTATGCAACAGTGCCTGCTTCACCTGTTCAAAAGAATACAGTACAAAGATTGGCAGTTTAACAGATAAAATATATCCCATAGTAGATAACAGCGAGGCCTATTGGAACTTACCGTTAGAGCGTGTTGTACATTTAGATATCAATGGTGGTGAGCCCAGTGCTAGTAAAAACTACAAACGTATACTACAGAACTTACCGCCTAACTTAGAGTCATTGAGACTAAACACTAATTGTAGTTTGGTCATTGAAGAACTTGAAGATATAGTAGCAAAAGGAATCAAAGTAACTGTTACTGTAAGTTTAGATGGTATCGAGGCAGTACACGATTATGTACGCTGGCCTATTAAATGGGATAAGTTTTATAGTAACCTTATGATTTATAAGCAAATGAATGTTAAACTTAATACTTGGACCACAGTCAGCGCACTTAATATTAAGGACTTTAAAAACATTTTAAAGTTTGTTAGTAAGAATGAACTTAATCACAGTTATGCTTTTTTAAATGATCCTGATGTATTGAATGTTAAGTATTGGAATAGATATACAAGTGCCTGTAAAGGACAATTCAATCGTGTAGCAACAGATCGTAATAATGATTTAGAGTTAGATGTATTTTTAGAAGAACAAAATCGTATCAGAGGAATCGGTGAAAGCCTACGCTGAAATTACTGCAGACGTCAAAACCATTGCAGATGAAATACTTGATTTTATATCGGACAACGATGATATAGAACTATGCAACGGTAGTCCTTGGAAATTTATAGACACAAAGAGCTTACTTGCGGCTTCTCCAGCATTGCTTGACTTTTTTAAGCAGAACAGACTACCGGTTAAGGATAGTGCTATAACGTACATTACTGATACTAATGACTTGCCTATGCACGTAGACGAAAAGCCTGTTGTGGCTAAAATGAACTTTCCAGTCCAGAATACCAAAGGTTGGACCAATCGTTGGTATACTGTTGAAAATTTAGAAACCTATCCTAAAATTAAAAACCAATTTGGTAGTGAGGTATATGATTTATCTACTGCAAAAGGTGCGTTGTTAACCGAGTATCGGGACATGTCTAATCCTATTGTGTTTAACAGTAGCATTCCGCATAGTGTAGAGAAGTATGCAGACGATGCCAAAGCGCCAAGGATTATAGCAAGTTTTACATTTCACAAGGAGCCAATTGAATGGCTAAAATAGCAATTACCGGACATAGTGCTGGTATAGGACAAGCGTTTGCTAAAATATATGAACAACAAGGACATGAGGTCGTTGGACTTAGTCGACGTAACGGTTATAATATTAGAAATATACCTAAGTGTGTTGAAGTCATACAACCTTGCGATATTTTTATTAATAATGCACAAGTTGGTTTTGCACAAACTGAACTATTGTTTGCAGTACATCAAGCATGGGAACGTGTACCTAACAAGCAGATTATTAACATCAGTACATTAATGACTAGCTTACCTACTAGTTCAATTAATGGCCTAGAGATGCTACATTATCATGTACAAAAGAATACACTCGAAGAAGCGGTTCGCCAATTGCGAGGGTTAAAAAATTGGCCAAAATTATGCTTGATTAAACCTGGGAAAGTTAACACACAAGGAGAAGGTGGTGTTAATGTAGATGTTTGGGTTAAGAAAGTAATTGACACATTAGATACATATCCGTACATGGAAGTTGAAGAACTCAGCATTGGGGAATATTTAACTTGAATCCAAAAGACTATATAACTAATCGCAACTTCTGTCCTATTCCCTGGACGGGTATAATGTACAATTTTGACGGAGATGTTAAAACGTGTATACGTAGCAGTGAACCAATTGGGAATCTAATAGATGCACCTATAGAGCAAATTGTTACCAATCAAAAGAGTTGTGATACCAGACAACGTATGTTGAATAACCAACCTGGTGAGCGTTGCAATCCTTGCTATGAATTAGAAAAAGAAGAAAACGGGTTGGACATTATTAGTGATCGTGTATATTATCTACGTGAAATGAAATCTGTGACTTTAGATACGTATAATCAAAGTAATAGTTTTGATTTGCAAAAAATTGATATACGTTGGACAAATTTATGTAACTTTAGTTGTGTATACTGTGGCCCGGAGTTTAGTAGTAAGTGGGCACAAGAGTTAAATTGTATACAAAAGGTACCGAGCAAAGAACAACGTGAACAGTTTAAGAACTACATTTTTGAACATGCCAAACAATTAAAGCACGTTTACCTAGCAGGTGGCGAACCAATGCTAATGAAAGAGAACCAAGAACTGTTAGAGTTGTTACTTGATGTCAATCCAGATGTTAGTTTACGTATAAACACTAATCTAAGTGATACAGATACTCGTGTATTTGAACTAGCCTGTAAGTTTAATCGTGTACATTGGATAGTAAGTGCTGAAACAATGGGCAATGAATATAACTATATACGCCATGGAGGAGACTGGGCAACTTTTTGCCGCAACCTAAGACGTATTAAAGATGCAGGACATAAAATAACATTTAATATGTTATATTTTGTACTAAATGCTTTTAGTGTATTTGAGTTTATTGATAAGTTTACCAATGATTGGAACTTTCATCCAAACGCATTTGTATTGGGACCGTTACTACAACCTCAACACCTAAATATTAGACATCTCCCTGACACTATGCTACAATTAGCAAAAGAAGAGTTGCAGAAACGTATCGATGAAAGACCGGGACATTTACTCGAGAATGGATATCGTAATTTGTTACGTTATTTAGAACAACCGTTTGAAAAGAATTTGGCAGAAACATTTAAACAATTAGCAGTAATGGATGCTAGACGTGGCATCGACAGTAGTAAAATATTTGTAGATCTATATAAGGAAAATAAACATGGCAAAACCGTTTGATGTATCAAAATTTCGTAAAGGCCTTACTAAAAGTATTGCTGGCGTTAGCTTTGGTTTCAATGATCCTACTGATTGGATATCGACAGGAAACTATGCGCTCAACTATCTTATCTCGGGTGATTTCCACAAAGGTGTACCACTCGGTAAGGTAACAGTATTTGCTGGAGAGTCAGGCGCAGGTAAAAGTTATATCTGTTCAGGCAACATTGTAAAAGCCGCACAGGATCAAGGTATATTTGTTGTACTAATTGATAGTGAAAACGCACTCGACGAGGACTGGCTAAAAGCACTGGGTGTTGATACTAGCGAAGAAAAACTGTTAAAAATGAATATGGCAATGATCGATGACGTTGCTAAAACAGTAAATGACTTTATGGCAGAGTACAAGGGTATACCAGAAGAGGATAGACCCAAAGTACTATTTGTAATTGACAGTTTGGGTATGTTACTAACACCAACTGATGTTGATCAGTTTAGCAAAGGTGACTTAAAAGGTGATATGGGTCGTAAGCCTAAAGCATTAACAGCACTGGTACGTAACTGTGTTAATATGTTTGGTAATGCTAACGTAGGACTTGTTGCTACTAACCATACATACGCAAGTCAAGATATGTTTGATCCAGATGATAAGATATCCGGTGGACAAGGTTTTATCTACGCATCCAGTATTGTAGTTGCTATGAAGAAACTTAAACTTAAAGAAGATGACGACGGTAATAAGATCAGCGATGTACGTGGTATTAGAGC